TCATAGCAACTCCTCAATTTTCGCCAGCACCGCGTCGAGTTCGTCGGCGCAGTCAAGCAAACATGCTCCGCACTTTGCATCATGCTCCATTCCAGTTTCATTGCAGTTCGTGGCAAGGGCAACCCACTCAGCTTGCTTGCCCCTCACCGCCTCCAAGAGTGCCGCCTTGCGCTGGGCCAAATCTTTCTTTGCAGCTTCTTTAGCTTTTTCAGCCATGCGGAACCCCTGCCCAAGTCCCTTCGAGTACGCTTTGTCTTCTTTCGTCGGCATTAGGCTCATTCGTATTCCTCTTCCGGTTTATAGCTACGGTCTATTGCTCCGTTCGGGTCATCAAAATCAAGATCGGAACTGCCCTTTCATCCTCCTTTTAGGCTTCTGCTAGTTTTTTCATATCTGCCATTGCTTCTTCATTTGAATCAAAAAACCTGCATGGGTTAAATTTTCGGGATGTATCACTAGCATCGTAAATTAGCTGCGCTGCTAGCAAAGGCCCGAAAAATTCCTCCAGTTTCTTGCCTGCTTCTCCCGCCAGCGTGATTACCCAACCACCTCGGCAGTGCGTCGTATTGCAGGTATGCCAATTGCCCATCTCCAGATTGTTTTGTGGTTGAGTTACTGCCGCATATACTGCTTTGTGTATGTCAGGGATGATTGGAATCTGCGGAATGTTTTTTTTAATTCCGCTTAAACCGGAGCAACCGGAGCAACCGGAGCAGCGGGAGCAGCCGGAGCAGCGGGAGCAGCCGGAGCAGCGGGAGCAGTCGGAGCAGCGGGAGCAGCCGGAGCAACCGGAGCAACCGGAGCAGCGGGAGCAGTCGGAGCAGCGGGAGCAGCCGGAGCAGCGGGAGCAGCCGGAGCAACCGGAGCAACCGGAGCAGTCGGAGCAGTCGGAGCAGCGGGAGCAGCCGGAGCAACCGGAGCAACCGGAGCAGTCGGAGCAGTCGGAGCAGCGGGAGCAGTCGGAGCAGCGGGAGCAGCCGGAGCAGTTCGTACAATCTCGACAGTCCTTCAAACTGTCGAGAGCCTTCTGGGCTGCTTCCTTTGAACCGAAGTATTCCACCGAACACCTGTTACCATTTGCATCTGTAAGCCAAGTCATCTCTTTCTCCTTTTTTGCCCTACTGGGGGCGTGTTTCTGCTAGGTGCGGCGCTTTCGTCCTTCCGCTCGCCAACTCTTCCATCCATTTTCCAAGTAATTCATCACATGATTGCGGCAGGCTGCATTTGTAATCCCGCCAGATTGAACGCGATACTCTTCCTTGTTAGGAGAGTGTTTCGTTTTTCCGTTGGCACCCTTTTCAGCGCAACCACATTCCTTGAAAAACAAGATTTCTTTAGCCATCGCTCCTCCTCAAGACTCTTTTCTGGTGCCCTTTGCCTTGCGCTTCTTTGCTGGAAATGCCTTGCGCCAGAAATCCTCAAATAGCCGGGTCAGGCGCTGCTCGATTACTTCCAACTGCTTCCCCTGAGCGGCAAGGGCCTTATGCAAGTCAGCTACATCTCCTAGCGAAGCCGAGCGTTCTGCCAGCCCCCGCAACTCCGCGAGCACTGCTTCCGTCTGCTTGCCTATCTCTATCTGCCAGTTCGCTACGTCGGCATTGGCCTTGGCTAGCGACCTAATCTCTTGCAACACCAACTCATGCGCCTGCTTCGCCCAAGCGTCACGCGCCGTCAGTGCGGCGGAGATGGCTGCGAAGTGCTGCCGCATCTCAGTGAGAATTGCGTTACTCTCGCCAGTCATTGCCATAAGCGGAGCCGAAGAGAGCGATTGCTTGAGCCGCATACAACCCCCCGTAACCGATTCGTGATACCCTCCGCATAATCCGCAATATTGCTCGCTCACTGGCCCTCCTTTGTACGGCGGGAGTCCAGTTCTGCTTGCGGAATTTGCCACTTCCTGCCGAGCTTCTTTGCTGGCAGCTTGCCAAGGTAAATCTGCTGGTAGATGTGCGCCAGCGATAGGCCTGTAGCTCGTGCGAACTCGTAAACTCCTACATGTCCTTTGTGGTTATCGCTCACGACTTCCCTTTTGTAAGCGCATCCACTAGCGTTTGGGCCATTTTGATGCGAAACTCGATTTTCTTAACTTGCTCATCGGCTTGGGCTCGAACCGTGGCGATTTCTTTGCGAAGGGTGCCAATTAGGCGCTGCTTCAGGAAAATCGGCCGCTCAACAGGGGATTCTGCTTTCTTTTCTTTCGCCATTTACTTCCTCCTGCCACTACTTCTACTACTTTACAGTAACCCTGTCAAGAGAATTCCGCTACCCCGTTACCGCCCTTGCTGCCGCCGAAAATTCAAACAGGCTCTCACTTGCGCTCGCGTTATCTCCCATTTCTCCATGCACCACTTAATTCCGTGGATTCTGGCATTGTCCCGTATCAAATAGACCGGAAGTCTCCTTCCACGAATACAATAAGCCCCGCTCATAATCTGCTTGTTGCGCGAAATTAGGCTCATACTCCTCCTTGCTGCCGCTCTGCCCACACGCCCGAGCTCACTGCCTGCCGCGCCATTCTTTTTCCTTCGCCATGCGCCGTCTGACCTCAAGCGGTATGGACATAAACATCGCTTCCAGTTCTTCCTTTGAACGGGCTACGGGAGATAGTCCGCTCTGCCTGTCTTTTTCGTCTTGTTTGATTTTTTCTTGCAGCCAATTCTCGTATCCGCTCAGGTCGTATTCTTGGTCTGGAGCCGCAGGTGGAATCCATATCTCACGCTCTGGTTTTTCTTTAGGTTCCAAGATTTCTTTTAGCTTCTGTGAGTACTCAAGGGCGGCTTCCCTTTCCTCTTGAGAAATTTCCGGGTACCGCACTGCCGTTCCATGAAAGCACTCCTCTGCGATTAGTTCAGCCTGCTCACGTATCTCTGCCGGCGTCGGGCGGAACTTGCAGGACTTTGCCGCCCGCATGAACGCCTTGTGCAGTGTTTCCGGCTTTATGTCCTTCAGTGATTGCACGTAGAGGAGGGCCATCTCTTCGGTTATCTCCTCGCGGTAGGTCTGAGCGTAGAGCGTCAGCCAGTCCGCTACGATGGCCGAGTGCCCTTTCGATTGCTTGCTGGCTCCGCTCTGCTCGTTGTTGTTCTCTGCTAGTTGCCTGTCGTGTGCCATCATTTTTCTCCGGCGCCTCCTTCCAGCGACGCTTGTTGAGCCACGTCGAGGGATAGGGAATCTTTTCAGGGTCAGACCATTGCTCGGTTGCCTTCCACTTCTCCAGTCCGGCCAATACCTCTCCGAGATGTCCATCACAGAGTCCTTTCACCCAAGACTTGAGCGCTTCCTGCTTATCGACCTTTTTGGGGTAGGCTTGCCAAAACTCGTGGAATTGCGGTGACCCTAGCGCAACCGCAGCGGGGTATGCTGCGGAAGGGTTTTGATGCTTACTGCTTTCTGCATACTGCATACTGCATGGGCTAACATTGCTAACAGGTGCTAACTTCTTGGCCTTCGAGCGTCTGTTAGCCATAAGGACGCGCTGATATTCTCGGCGCTCTTCCTCGGAACGTATCTTGCGATACTTGTCGTAATTGACGAGCTTCCAACCCCATGCCCGATGTTCGTCAAGTAGAACAATCCTGCGTCCTTCAAGTTCAGGGCTACGGCTTTCCGGGTCGGGCTTTGCCAGCTCCTCGATGCCACGCTTGATAATTTCTAACGGGATGGTAGTGCGGCGTGAAATGGCATCGGCAGTCATGTCAACTTCACCGTGCCGATTAGCGAGAACGATTAACTGCTGGAAGGTAACGAGAGCTTCCCACGGGCCACGGCTGGCCAAAGTACCTTCATACATCTGAGTGAAAATCTTACCGTACAAGTCATGCTCCTAACACAAGCTAACTGTTAGCAGCAAACTTACTTCTTCCCATCCCCGGCGTCAAGAGGAGATTTTAGCCACTCCTCTCGTATTCCTTTTGGCCCCCAGCCATGCACAACGACTCTGCCAGCCTTCAGCCATTCCCACGCAATGGGAGACTTCCATATCTTAGAGATGCGCGCCCCGAAGTTTTCCCAACTTGTCGTTTGGCATAGCACTACCTGCCCCGGCTTAAAAGCGAGAATGTCCGCAAACCCCAGCAAGTCCTGGCGCACGCCAGCATGGGCGTTCCAGTGCTCCACTACCACGGCGATATAACCGGACTTGCGCAGATAGTCGAGCGAGAGTTCCGTAGGGGATTTACCTTTCGGCTTGCGGGGCTGCTTCATGGCCGCAGTTCCTTTGCCATCTGCCGACCAAGCTGCTCTATACGGTTTAGGTGCCATTCCTGAATACGTGGCCCAATGCGCGCCAGAATCACGCCACGTTCCAGTGGATTAAGAAACAAACTGTTGCGTCCGGCAGGGTGATATGAGCATGGCGTTGCCACCTCCTTTGTAAGCAAAACATCCAAATCGCTAAGTAGCTTCTGCATATCGTCCAATTCGCTCATCTTGCCCCCAAGTACTTCTGGACGATCATGCGCCAGCGCAGGCCATGCTGGATGCCATGCTCGCGGCGCTTCCGCATCCACAGACGCTTTTTGCGCTTGTTCTCCGGCCTCGCGTTGTAGGCTTTCATGTACTTGCGGTAGTAGTCTGAGCTCATGACATAAAACTCCAGTGGCCCCAGCCTTCGATGCTCTTGAAGTACTTCCAGCGGCCCAGAATCCACCACTCGCCTTGTGCGTTCCTGCTAACCAATCTGAATTTCATTCCGCGTTTCCTTTCGTCCAATGTAGCGTTCTGGCATGTCTTGCCTGATGACAACGGCGGCAGGAAGCACGCAAGTTCTCAAAGGAATCGTCGCCGCCTTTCGATCTTGGCGGCTCATGGTGCATCTCAAACGTCTCCCATGAGATATTGCGCTGACAGGTCATCTTTGCAAGGTCGCCTTTGAGCGGCATCTCGCAAAATCCCTTGCTGCGCTCAAACACCCGCAACCGCATGTGCTCCATGTCTTTTCCAAACCTAAACTCTTTCCCGGCGAACGTGACGTAGCTCTTGGGATTGAAAAAGCCCATGCGCTTGGTGGCTTCTTTGTCCTTATGGTTACGCAGAGCCAAGAGATTCCTCCAAGCGTTCTTCGAGGTCATCGGCCTTCAGGGTAACAAGCGTGGCCTTTTCGAGCTTCTTGACCTGCTCGACGCACTCCCAAAGGAACTTCTCGACCTCGGCTTCCATCTCGGCAATTCGCTTATCGTCTCTTGGGAATCGCCGAATGAAGAGCTGGAACTTCTTCGGTAGTCGAGGGTCATAGGAAACGAAGTCGCACCACTGGCGTTCCGCACAAGCCATCTCTGCGAGCATTTGCCAATGATATTCAACAGGTACAACTCCTGCATTGATGTATTCTAGGTGAGTGGCCGTCGTGGGGCATTTGAACTCCACACAGCCATCAGGACTAATCAAACCGTCTGGCGAGGCTCCAAAACGTGCCACGCGCTCATGGATTGCGAACCCACCAGGTTCAACTACCTCGCCAAGAGCGACTTCGTAGGCATTTCGGGCGTAGATTTCGTTGTCCAAACCCCATACCATCGCGGGCGAAACGTAATGGTCGGTGGCCCTCCCTGTGAGCATTTCGCAGATGATTTCCGTCTTGTAAGCGCGCCTAGCAGCCGATTCCCCGCCATTCTTGAGCTTGGACATCAGATCTGGCATTCGGCTCGCCGTAACCGCTCCTATTCGCATTTGGAGCCATTCTACGGAGCCTTGTTCAACGTCCACGATAGCCATTAGCCGATTTCCGCCTTTCTCTTGTTCTTGGCCTGAATCAGCTTTGCCATAGCGTCTTTGTCGTTCACCTCGGCAGCCTCGTTGAACGCTTTACCAAAGACTTTCTTGAGGTCATCTTGGGTCTCAACCTCGGTAATCTGGCGCAGGTACTCATCGAGCTTCGCGGCTTCGCCTTCGTCGCGTTCTGGGGCCACTCCGTCAGTGTCATTAGCGGCTGCCAGCCCGCAGGCAGCGAGAAGCGTGTACCGCTGCAAGTAGGTCACGGTACTACCAATAGCCTGAACCGCATTTTTGCTACCAGACGTGTCGGGATTGCCCATGAGCTGCGTTGACTCGCTGTGCCCCATTTCGTGGGTGAGCACGCAAGAAACTGCAATTACGCCGTCCTGCTGATTCACCTTCCATGCGTGACTGATACCTACGTCACTGAGAGCCTTCGTCACGACGTCGCACACATGGTCTAGCGTGGCATGTTTGTAGAGGGTGTTCCCGAACTCCACTTTTTTGTTCTTGGTAATTTCAGGCGGATTGGCTTTGAACTTACGCATGGCAGCGTTGAAAGCCATCTTCGCTTCGTTGGCTTGCCAGCGCTCCTGCAAGTCCATGAGCTTCCCAAGTTTCTCGACATCGGCACCCTGCTGGACTGCAATTTGCAGCAACTCAATCGGCGTTAGTGCTCCAGATGCTTCCTTTTGCGGCACAATCTCAAATTCCTTCACTTCCGGCGTGGTATCGCTCATGCTTTCTCCGTTTCTTTTTCTGCTAGGCGTTGCACGCGGTAGCTGATTTCCTGCCATTCTTCCTTCGTAAGCGGTTCTTCGCGGTACGGGCGCTTAACGACCTGCGTGATTATGTCGGCAACGGCTTCCCATGCTAGTGTTGGTTTGATACGGCACCTCCAGTTAGGCGTTGAATCTCGGCCTCGCATTGGGCAAGTTCTTTTTTGGATTCTTCAAACTGCCCTACAAGCCGTAGAATCTCTGCCAGCATCTTGCGCTGCTCCCGTACAAGATAGGTGCGGAAGTCCTGGGTAGCCCGCAGTTCGGTAAGCTCAATCGGTTCGTTCATAATGAAAGCATTCCTATCACAAAGGCAGCAACGGCAAGAGACCAAAAGACAATCTTGGCAAAGAACCAAAGCAGGCGCTTCCCGCTTACAAAGACAGGCTTTTCGTCGCTGAGCATACGAGCAATAGCGGCTTCATCGGCCTTGCGCTGCTCTTCCACTTCATCCAGAAAGGCTTGGTAGGACGTGCGTGGTTCTCTCATCGGTTCCCTCCCATTGCTTCAAACTTCTGCTCAGTGCAAACACCACAGAATCTTACTTGGCCTACAAAAGCTGGATTGCGTTCAGACGCATCGGCAACATGGCCGCAATCGAGAGAGCTACGTCCATCGGCATGAACTTCCAGTACGCGGTTATAGGTAACGGAATCGCCCCACATTTCGCGGGTAAGAATCTCGCTTCCGCGCATTGGGCGAGGTTTGTTTAGGCGGGTGAATTTGGCAGCAGCAACCTCGAAAGTAAGCGGCTGAATGGCCCTGTAGTGCCGCAAAAGGGCTAATTGCAGCGGGTCACGCTCCATGTCATCGTCTTCGCGGTCGTCCGGCTCATTACAGCCAGAACGGGCTTCCATTTCGTTCAAAAACATATCCTCAGGCATTTTTATGCTCCCTTTTCCACATTCTTCCGCATGTCCTGCAACTTCTTCCCCAGCTATGGTTATATGTGTTTTTCTTGTCGAACGGATGGCCGCGCTTGCAGTGATTCTTGCGAGCATTGATTGCAGGAGGGCTGATTCCGCGCAACACATTAACGCTACTAGTGACAGCTTCAAGATGTTCTGGATTTACGCAAGCCCGATTGCGACAAAGATGGTCAATCGTTAAGCCAGCAGGGATAGGGCCCTTGTGAATCTGGTACGAAACGCGATGAGCGCATAGAGGCTTTTTGTGAAAGAAAAGCCGCCCATATCCAGAACCAACTTTCTTGGTTCCCTTCCACAGCCAGCAGGTCTTGGTTTTCTCAACGAACTTCCAAAACCTAGCTTCAAGAGGCCGATTGTCCACGCTCTCTCCTTTGTTTGGCGCTGCGAGGTGCTAGGCCCTGTCCGCGTTCAGCGTATCTACTGCGAATGGGGAGCAATCGCCACGATGCATGTATGGCCGCACGCAGGTCGCAGAGCATGTCCTATTGGACGGCTGGCCAGCGGCGTAGAACCAAGCATTAAAATCCGTCCATCGTTTTGGACAATCCGCCTTAGCGTGATACCCACCGCAGTCGCAAAGAATAACTATAGGCTTGTTTTGCATCTCATCTCTCCTTCTCTAGCCTATTCTGCGCTGGCCTAGTGGCGCTTACCGCTGAGCCAATTCCTGTTTGACTACCTCTGCCCGCTTCGCCCAAACGAAATGGCGCTTACTGCCGGAATAGGCCGCGTTTCCTTCGGCTTGAGCGAGCAATCCTTCCAATACCCATTTAGTGCAGAGCTTGAGTCTTTCTGGCGACCATTTCGAGAAGCGTTTCATTTCATTTCCCTTCTGCGCTGGCAGGTGCGCTAGGAATCTACTGCCTGACAGGAGCCAATGTCGCACGACTATACAAATCTGTCAAGAAGAAAAAAGTACTAGTATCAACTTTTCTGTTGCAATCGCTCTACAATGGTGTATTGTGTGAGTATGGACAAAGAGATTCTGAAGCGAGAGATTAAAAAGCGAGGCGGGGCGACGGCCGTATCGAAGGCTCTTGGCGTATCGGCGTGTGCGGTGTTTTTTTGGCAGAGCGGCAAGCGCAGGCCAAGCGATAAGTTATTGAATTATCTAGGCTTAAAAAGAGTTGAGAAGCTGGTGCGAGCCTAGCTAGGGGAGTGAGAAAATGAGCGAGAGCTTCGGCGTAATCCATCCTAGGAGTCCAATTATTCGATGATAGGGCTTGGCGCATTGGGTTTAGAGTTGTGGCGCACATTGCTCAAGGTGAAGCGCGAGAACGAGAGGCATTAGCCAAAGTGCATGAAGCAGATATTTCGTTTGTTCGCGGTCAGTTAGCAGAGATTCGCAAAACTCTAGAAGAATTGGCTTGACCCAAGCAGCAAATAGGAGACGCAAGTGCAAGGCATTTCTTTCAGCCTAGTACCATAACTCAGCAAATATCCAAAAATACTCTTGAAAACCCATCCAAACCCTAGTATTTATCGAAATGTATGCCTAGACCTGCAGGCTCTAAGAACAAAGCGACTCTCGCAGCGGAAGCGTTTATCCGTCAGGTCGAATTAGCTCTCAAGCGCGGCGAATCAGAAGAGACTTTGGTGAATCTGACTTGCAGGGCACTCACCGACAAAAAGAATCCCATGATTGGATTCGCGGCGTTAAAGCAAGTTCTCGAAATGAAGTTCGGCAAGCCAAAGCAAACAAGCGAATTAACAGGCGAAGGTGGCGGCGCTATCGTTGTGAAAGTGCAGCATGTTGGGAACTGAAATAAGCATTTCCCTCCAGCCTAAACAGTCCCAACTCTACAAGCTCTGGAACGACTCTGAAACAACACGCATAGGCTTTGGCGGAGCAAGAGGGGGAGCAAAGTCAGGCGGCGGCAGACGATGCATGTTGCTCAGAAGGCTTGAATATCCCAATACAACAGGCTTAATCCTCAGGCGAACCTACCCAGAACTGTATCGCTCGCACATCGTTAAGATGTTTGAGGAGTTTCCGATCACTCGGTCCTGGTGGAATGAGCAGCGCAAGGAAATGGCAGCTCCTAACGGTAGCCGTTTGTTCTTTGGCTCGGCAGAGCACGAAAAGGACATGGCGGGCTTCTATTCTGCTGAGTACGCAGACATTATGGTGGATGAGGCGCAAGAGTTCAGCCAGGACGAACTAGAGAAGCTGACAGGCTCAAATCGTTGCACATCTAATCGGAAAATCGTGCCCAAGATGGTCTACACGTTCATGCCGGGGCTTTCCGAGGCAGGAATTCCGCCAAAAGGCCTCAACTACCTGAAAAGAGTCTTTCCTGACAATCAGTTGAGAGCAGAAGAGTTAAAAGAGAAATGGGCGTTCATCCAAGCCTTTGCTTGGGATAACGTTGAATGGGCGAGAAACGCTTTAGAGCAAGATGGCGTAACAGAGAAGCAGTTCTATAGATGGGATGAGGACAAGCGCAGAGAGTATTTCATTGGGCGTACCAAGTTCGGCGCTACGCTTTCGGCCCTGACAAATCAGTATCTTAGAGAGGCCTGGCTATATGGCAAGTGGGGAACGTTTGAAGGGCAATACTTCCAGAACTTCCGCTGGGAGAAAGACACGGTAGACCCGAAAGACATAACTATCGAGCCGTGGCATAAACGATGGATTAGCTGCGATTGGGGCTTTGACCATCCGGCAGTCGTTCACTGGCACGCGCAGGACCAAGATGGAACGGTTACGACGTACAGGGAGTTTTGGAGCCGTGGACTAGGAGAAGCGGAGCTAGGCCGGGAGATTGGCAGGCGGTCAGGAAATGAGGAAATTAAGGCTTTCCATATGAGTTGGGACGCATTCGGAAAGCTGTCTAAGGACACGCGCAGGCCGATTACCGAGATGATAGCAAATGAGTTGCCGGACAATGTGCCTTATCCCACTCCAGCAGATGCTTCTCCAGGGACAAGGATTTCCGGCTGGAGATTGATGCACCAACTTATTGACGCTGGCCAATGGAAGATTAGCCGCGAGTGCCCTAAACTGATTGAATGCCTGCCAACACTGGTGCGCGACATGCAGCGCAACTCTGAGGACGTGCTAAAGGTAGACTTCAGCGATAGTTACATCGGGGATGATCCGGCAGATTGTGCACGGTATGGATTGGCCGAAGAGCGTATTACGGTGGTTGGGAAACCCGCTAGCCTTCGCATTAAAGAGCGGTTAGATTCCCTACCAGATGAGCAGGCAAAGTACATGCAGTACCATAAAATCACCGCAGAAGAGCGCAAGAAGTCTCCGCAGCCCTTCGCTATCAAAAGACACTGGAGGTTCAGCCGATGATGCCTTGCATAGTTGCGTTATTCCTAGTACCGCCAAAGCCCGCACCAAAGGTTCATAAGCCTGCGATTGTGCTCAATCTGGCACTAACAGGAATAGCGACTTGGGACGGTTATCAAACGCGGCAGAGCATCAAAGCTGGTGCCCATGAAGTAGACCCAATCGCCAGAGTGTTTATCGGCCCTAAACCTACATGGGCAAGAATGGCTCCGTTTGGAGCTGCAGAGGTAATCGGCTCGGCATGGCTGGCTACGAAGATGCGAAACTCGAAGCGTTGGCGCAGAGTTTGGTGGGTGCCACAAGTAGCGTTAATCGGCGCTCATGCTTACGGGATTGCTTCGAGCAGGTAACATTTCTACCCAATTTGTAACCTTTCGTAACTTTTCCTTGACAAGGCACTAGAACTAGCCGTACTTTACGCGCATGGGCCGCATTGCGTCCTGGCTGACACAAATAGTCAAAGGCCGTTATACCTGCTATCTGGAGCAGGAGCTTGAGCGTACTAGAACTGAATTGCGCCAGTGGCAAGGAATCTTTTTGACGCATGAGGGCCTTCCCAAGCTAGACCCTTCCGTTCCCCGGCCACTTCCCAAGATGAGCAATCGTATGTTGCCGAGCCAGCTCAGGCAGAAGCTAGAGGCTTTTACTCTGCCAAAGGAGAAGCCGAGTGGCAGCGCGTAAACCAGGAAGGCCGAAAAAGGATTTGCCGCCTAAAAAGGTATTGGCGGCGTTAGTGAGAGAACTGAAAGCGTGATGGGGAGAAAGCATAGCACCGAACATGCACATTGACAGCGTACTTGTGAATCTTGATGGCTCTATGACCATCAGCTTGCAGGAGTTTCTTAACCCGACAGTGGCAGCGACTTTTGTAGGGGCAACGCCGAGCGTTCAGGTAACGAATCCGAATCCTTCGCAGCTCAACATCGTTTTGACGCTGACGCCGGCCGCTCCGATTGCGGAACAGACTTTGCAGCCGGACGCTGGTGGTTCGGCGAGCGTGGATGGCTAATGCCAATAACCGACCAATGGCTGGCTGGTTTCTTTGACGGTGAAGGATGTGTCAACATTACCGTTGCAGGAAAGCATAGGCGTTGCATCCTTCGGCTTTATGTTGTGAATACGGATTATTCTTTATTGCAGGAAATCCAGAAAGAATATGGTGGACAGCTTTATAGGAGAAATTCTTCTATAAAGAATTGGAAACCCTATTGCAATCTTGCTTGGACTAATTCCCAGGCAGAAAAACTACTGGAACATATCGGCCGTCCTTAACAAGAAAGGCGTGGCCGCTTAATGCCTTATGACCAAGTTTTCGATAAATTCAAAAGCGGGAATCTTCATTCTGGTTCAAAGAAGGGGCCGCAAGTAACGAATCGAAAACAGGCTATTGCCATATTTATGAGTGAGAAGCGCAAAGCACAAGGCAGAAATCCTGAGTACCAAAGCAAGAAAGGCTTTCGGATATGAGCATACACATCAAGCCGAGTCGCCGTGGCCTATTCACGAAGAAAGCTCATGCCGCTGGCAAATCAGTGCAGGAGTATGCCTCTGAGAAGGCTGGTGCTGGCGGGACGCTAGGCAAAGAAGCCAACTTCGCAAGGATGGCAAAGCGCCACTGGAAGCCACTAAAGAAAAAGGGTTTTTCCATATGAGCAACCGTAAGTTACCAGTGAGGGCGAATGGCACAAGTTAACGCATTACCCGTTGGATTTGTCGGGCCAATCACAGGGGCACTAACGACTACCGGCGCATCGGCTGTGCTCTTCACGATGAGCACGATTACGGATGGGCAGGACAAGACGCTTTGGCTTGGAGCAATCGGTGCAGGTGCGGTCCCCACTGCTCTCACCGTAGACCTTGAGGTTTCCTTCGATGGGCAGCTTACCTGGCAAAAGCTGCAGACCGGAATTGCCCTTGTAGCCACTACAGTAGCTACTCCCCAGAAGATCATTAACGCGCCTCGCGGCTTGCCAATGAGGCTTAACGCAACGACTTTGACGCTTGGCTCTGCGTCGAGCATTACTGTTTACGGAGTCTGCTAATCACCAACCCGACGACACTTACGGGGCAGGAACCTGTTCAGCAAGAACAGGCACAGATTGACCCTAACAATCTGCCGCGTGAACTTTGGTACCCGCTCTGGCAATTGCTTGTTGATCTTGAACGTATAGATGACATTCCACGCAGGGAAGAAGTAAAGCTGATTCTCCAGCGAAGGCTTTATATGCGCGGAGAGCAGTACTGGTGGTACAACAACGATTCCGCTGCATGGTATCCGCCGAATGTCATGCCGGTGGGATTTGACGCGAACGATGCGGCTGTCTCGAACTTCCGCAACGTGACAAACATCTTTCAGGCTACGGGGCTGTCCCTGTCTTCCGTCATCACCCAGAACAACACGCGCTCTCAATTCTTCCCTGTAAAGGCTTCTGACCCGCAAGACGTAGCGACGGCAAAGAACGCTTCCAAGTTCGTTGACCAACTGCACAGGCAGAATGACTGGCCGAAGCGCATGGATGAAGCTGGATACTTCATGTGTACGGATGGGTATTTCGCTGGCCACGTTCGCTATATCAGCGATGGCGATAAATTTGGGTACGATGAACGCGACATCCTCGCTCCGGTAGAAGTCCCGATTGGGCAGGCTACCGTCTCGTGCCCAACCTGTGGCTATGAAGCGGAAGGCTCGGTAGACGCGCAGCCGACTTGCCCCGATTGCGGCCAGCCGCTCATAGAGAATCCTCCCCCAACGACTACGGCACTACAGACAGTAGGAACGGCACAGATTCCGAAAGGACAGGAAGTAGTTTCGATTGTTCCAGCACTCCAGCTTCGCAGAACGGCTTATGCGGATGAGCAGGCCGATTTTCTGTATATGGACTGGGTAACGGATATAGACAAATCCGTGGCGATTGCGACTTACCCGGAGAAGGAAGACTTACTTGCCGGAACGACAGGCGGAGACGATGCAGGAACGGCTGCAAGTTATGAACGAATCGCGCGAAGGCTTCTGTATTTAGGCACGGGAAGGCATTCAGGGGTAACGCTTGAAGGACTGGGAACATTTCAGCGGGCATGGATACGGCCAAAAGCGTTTTTCAGGATTCAGGATAAGATGCTACGAGCGCAGTATCTCCAGATGTATCCAAAGGGCGTCAAGATTGTTTTCTACAATGGCCAGTATTGCGAATCAAAAGCGGAAAGCATGGATGAGGCATGGGAATCCATGCAGACGATGCCCGGAGAAGGGGCAATCCGGGAGACGCTAATCAGTTCCATTCTTCCGATTCAGGACCAGCTCAACGACTGCACGAATCTTCTCTTTGAAATCTGCATGAACGGAGTTCCAGAAGGATTTGCTGCATCGGATTTGCTGGACTTTGAGGCGAGAAACGAACAGACAGCCACGGCGGGAAACGTTACTCCCGTAACCCTGGCTCCGAATCAGGCAATCGGGCAGAAGCTCATGTTCACTCCTGCCGTTGAGCCTTCGATGGCGATGATGAAGTACATTGACATGCTCCTGAACGCCATTCCTCAGTTTCTCTCAGGCAATTATCCGGCTCTTTTCGGTGGCGATACAGGCTCAAACGACACAGCGGCAGGCATTGCGATTCAACGAAATCAGGCAATGGGGAGAATTGGACGTGTCTGGAGGAATTTCCAGCAATTCCTGGCAAATCTCGATGCAAAAGCGGTGAAATGCTTTGCAAATAACCGCACCGAGGATATGGAACTGGCAAGCAAGGGAGCGACAGGAGAATTTGATACGGATTTTGTCCGCTTGGAGGATATGCAGGGGAACGTCATCGCCTATCCAGAGGTAGATGCTCAATTCCCGGTACTTGAGGCGGATGTTCGGTCTCTCTTGCTCAGTATGTTCAACGGAGGCAATCCTGTCTTTCTGCAAACCATTGCCACGCCGAAGAATCTTGAATATCTCTTCAGAATGATGGGCATTTCGGATGTAGAGATTCCCGGAGAGCAGCAGCGCAAGAAAACCAACATGGATATTGCCCAGCTTTCGCAAGAACAGCCGCAACCAGGGCAGCCGGGAGTTGACCCGCAGACAGGCCAGCAAACTCCGCCGCAACCTGTTCCAAGCGTCAAGCCTGACCCGAACATAGACGATTTAAAAGTAGCGGCGCAAACGGCAAAAGCGTGGCTTATCAGCGACAAGGGACTTGAAGTAAAACAGGCAAACCCTGCCGGATATATCAACGTGTATCTCTTTGCAAAAGCCTGTCAGATGATGGAAAAGCAGCAGGAATTGCAGCAGGCAGCAGCAGCGATGGCCATGCAGGGCCAAGGACCGCTCAACGACCTTGCTGGCGCAGAGGCGATGGTTCCACCTCCGCATCAGCAACCACAGCCAAAAGGAGCACCAGCTTCGCCCGCTTCAAAAGGCGCAGCTCCTGCGGCTTAAGGAGAAAGAATGGCAACAGCAGTCGTAACACCACCAGCCGACACTCTTGAGCAGAAGTTTGCCAAGATTGAAAGCGCAGCGCCAAGTGCGGGTGCTGAAGAAGTTGTGCCGCCGCCAAGCACAGAAACGCCTGATACACCTCCGGCAGCGGTGCCGGGGCAGGAAACTCCTGCTGAAAAACCGGATGAGGGCGTGGAAGAAACAGAAGTTGATTTGGATGCAGCGCCGGAAACCGTTGGAGACTTTGCCAAATACAAGCATTTGTTTAAGGACCAACCAGAACTTAGACAGATACTTGGACAACACAAAGCCTACACGGAGATGCGTGGCGAACAGCCGTGGGAAGAGTTCAAACAAATCCACGAGCGCGTTCCTACGCTAGCAGATGCGGAGAGACTGGTAGAGGAAAGCGAAAATGCACGGGAATTTGGACGGATGTACCGCGAAGACCCTGTGCAGTTTATTTCTTCTCTCAAGGAATCCGACACCAATGCGTTTACCAGGCTGGTATCCGACTTGCCGCAGATTCTTGCAAAAGTGGATGTAAGCGCCTGGAAAGAGCAGGCAGCATCCTACGTTGACCCTGTGCTCAACAACCTTTACAGGTTTGCGACACAGGAGAAGAACGAGGCATTGCAGCAGGCAGTTCAGCTTGTGGCTCAGGCTTGCGGGATTACTCCGGGACGTAGCGTAGCTCCGGCGAACAATCCCGAAGTGGAAGAGCTGCGGCGGCAACTGCAGGAAAAGAATCAAGCGGAAGGACAACAGGCATTTGAATCGTTCTGGTCACAGACGGACAATGCGGTAATTGAAAATGCGGTCACGGAAATTGAAGCCACCCTTAAAAAGGCGGCTCCGAACGCGACAGCGGCTCAATTAAAGCGCATGGTTCAGGAAGTGTATCAAGGAACGATTTCGGCGCTTGGCTCTCAGCCTCAATTCGTTGCCCAGATGGACAGTTACCGTCAAAGCGCGATGAAAGGCAAGCAGAGCATTTCTGACCACAATGCCATCGTTGATTTCGCCACAAAGCGGGCAAAGCTCGTTATTCCGCGAGTGGCGCGAGATATTGCAAGCGAATGGAACAAATCCATTTTGCAGACGAGCACAGCAACTACGCAGCAAAAACAGGCAATCGCCGCAAAGACAAAGGATGTAGGAGCAGGACCACAGGCCACGACTTCTGCCGCAGCAGCCGCGCCGAAGAGCGGTAAACGCACAGCAGCGGATGTATGGCGCGAATTGGAATCCGGGAACTACGTCAAACCAGCAGCACGGGTTTAGTTTTTAGCGGGATGCCAAAAGGAGAATAAATGGCTTCAGTTGAAGCAAACGTTCAAGGTCTAGAACGTGAGCTGATTATTTATAAGGATGGCATCCCCGAACTTCTGGAGATGGATTCGCCGCTATACAACATGATGGAAAGGCAGGAAGCCGACCCAGCCTCGAACCGTCCAACACGTATTCCGTTGCTGGTTTCAGTGGGCGGCACTTTCCAGCAGGTTTCTATGGACGGCGGCTCCGTTGGCGATACCGGAGGCCCTGTGTGGCAGACCGCTACACTGACTCCGTTCTACTACACGTCAGGTTTCAGCTACACCTTGCTTGCGAAGTATGCAACAACGGGGGCGGAACGCGGCGTGAAATCGGCAACGGGCGAAGTAATGCGTCTGGCAGTGAGGTACTTCAAGGCGCAACTTGACACACTGATGAACACGGCGGGCAACGGCGTAATCGGTACGATTACTTCGGCAGGCCCTCCGCTGACGATGACTACGGACGGTTTCAAGGAGCAGATGGTCTTTGTTGGGCAGAACGTGCAGGTTTACAACGCTGCATTGACTACCAACCGAGGCTCTTCCACCGTAACGGCGTTTGACCCTGTTGGTCACACGATTACGCTTGCGGCCAATCCGGGCGGCACTACGGCAACGGACGTTCTCGTTATAGGCGGTCTCTCTGGTGCGCTTACAGCACAGTCTTCTCTCTTCGGCATCCAGTATCATCAGTCGGACGCGACTTCTGGTACTTGGCTCGGCCTGAATAGAGCGACTGTTCCGCAAGTTGTCACTCCGTCTATCAATGCCAACTCTGCTGTTCTGACGACTGGCATGATTCGCGGCGCTTTGAACAGAATCCGTATCAACGAAGGCGACAATTTCTTTAATACGGAAATGACCAAGCTGACTGCGTACATGCACCCGTCGCAGGCGGACTCTTACGAGTCCATTGCATTGCTCATCAGCAACATCTGGAAAGACCCAACAGGGAACCAGAACGTTGACTTGATGTTTAACAATCAGAGCGGACTCAAGATGTCCAACGTTCCTGTAGTTCAGTCCATCCACCAAGACCGCACAAGAATTGATTTCCTGTGCCTCGGTTATTGGGGACGGATTGTTGCTACGGACACGGGCTTTTTCACCATCGATGACAAGATTATCTGGCCGAAGATTGATACTTCGACGGTTCCAGGCGGTCTGCTTGCCACAGAGCAGTTCTGGCTGAAGGCCGGAATCCAGATGTATAACCGCAATCCTTATGGTTCGAGCTACATCAAGAACCTTGGATTGCCGCTGATTGGTTCCAGCTCCATCTACTAATCTTTAGCGGCTTAGGGGCTGAGCCGGAATCAGCCCCACCAAAACATGAGAGTGCCTGAACATATCCAGAAGAGAGTTGCAGAGCGTGGCGGCTATGCCGATGATGGCAGACCTATCTTCCGAATTGTGTGGGGCGGAAATCGTTTCACGTATATCGGAGGCCGTTGGAAGAAGTTCGATGACCACGGCAATTGTACCGGCGAATGGATTGGCACAAAGAAAGTCTTGAAGCATCCTGAAGCGAAAGACCGCTACATCTTGGAAGTTCTCTGCCCTGCCGAGAACTATGGCTCTGAAGCGGTTTGGGATGCGATGTTTACGGAATGGATTGACGGCATCCGTGTAGAAACAATGGGGCCGTTTCCTCGTAACGGTGAATACGAAGTCGTTAAAGTCATCGAACGCGAGTATCGGGATTCCAAGGGCGTTACATGGAAGAGGGAGTTTGTTCCGCTGACGGCGACTATCTGCGATGCCATTGTGGATACAGCAGTAAGGAACAGGGACCTTCCCGAACGCATTAAGAAAGAAGCGAAGCGGGCACAATTCGCGGAGCAGGAAAAGCAACAGGAAGTGAATCTCTGCGAGAAAATCAGGAAGATTGAAACACAAGTGGAGTGGATGAAGAATCCACATGTAGCCGTGCCGACAGAATTTGAAGTCTCGAAATACAGCTAGGAAAGGTGTTCTTTTTCATGGCAAATTCAGCAAAGCCACATCACGGAAAAGGCAAAGATTTTGCTTTATAGAATTCAGAAAGGTACTTTGTTTTTTTGCAAGAATTACAGACTCTAATTTTCATTACTCAACTATATAAGGAGAACTACTGTGGCGTCAGTTCAGATTTGCAACACTTCGCGGGAAGAAATTATCCTTCCTCGCAGGACGTACAATGTGCTTGGCTGGAGGATTCCTGCTTGTCCGGCAGATAAACCCTTCACCAGCATTGTAATTAACGACCAAATTGACGTGAAGAAGGTCTACGTCACGTACAGCGAATCAGAAGCGGAGAAGATTCCCGTTCCTATTCCCACGGATCAGATCGTCGCGGATTATTTCGGCAATGAAAAGCTGAAGCAAAAAGGCTGTTTTGTCTGCGCTCCTGACCATATTCCCACGGAGAAAGAAGTTACGGAGGCCCGCAATACTAGAATCAAATGGCTGCAAGGGCTTGTTGAGGCGGGCGACAAGGAATTCATGCGGACGCATAAGGTGGATGAGATTCCAGACTTCTGCAAAACTGCCGTGACCGAACTTGGCCTTAAGAGAGAATGGGCGGTCGTTGCGCCTCCGCCAATGACGGAATGTCCTGCTTGCGGAGAGCGGATAAATGTTGGAGTGGCTATCTGCAAATCTTGCCATGCCATACTCCGCAAGGATAAGGCGATTGAGTTTGGTCTAATTGAGGCTGATGAAGAAGAGCCAGTTAAGGCGCGGGCTGGACGACCAAAGAAAAAGACCGTTCCTGAACAAGATATTGAAGGGCCAATCGGAGGGATTTAATTGCCCGTTCTTGCTACATCTGCTTTTCCTCTCGTGAGCGAGTGCCTGCAACTTACGCGGGCACTCCTCATGGACAGCGATATTCCATTCACGGTGACGATTCCGCCATCGGGAGCGGTGCGAACGCTATCGAGCTTGGCGACGATTACGACAAATTCCGCGCATAACCTGCAAGTCGGAAATATCGTACAGGTGCAGAGTGTTACAGATTCCAGTTTCAACGGAACGCAGACCGTAACGGCAGTTCCTACTTCAACGACGTTTCAATATACGAGTAGCGGAGCAAATGTAACGAGCGGAAATGGAATCGTTTCTCCTGTAGTGCAGGGGGATTGGGCAACGGACACCGTTTTGCTTCCCTTGGCGAATAAGGCGTACCGAAAGGTACAAAGTCGATTGCAGGAAAATGGCAGCAAGACGATGAGCAGCGAGATTTATACCACTCTTGCTGCGAATGCGACTCAATATAGCGATACGACGAATCCATCGCTTCCAGCAGACTTCCTTGCTCCGAGAGATTTATCGGAAAGAATCTCAGGCTCAGGGCTTGCTTACGTTCCTATGCGGCAAGTGAACGTCATTCCCAGTTTCCCTGATGGAACGACGCTTCAGGTTAACGGAGTTTATGCGTGGTTCGAGGATGGAATTTATCTGCCCGGTTCCGTAAATGCGATGGATATACGGCTTCGCTATTTTGTGGCTTTCCCGGATGTATCGGATGGAACAGGCCAATTCACGATTCGCGGCTGCCAAGATGCGATTGCGACCTATACGGCGTTTCTGGCTGCCAATTCCAGAGGTTCAGGAAATGCAAGCATTTTCCTCGGCATGTTCAACGAGGATATGAAGGAATTGCTCAATCTGCAGGCTCATGCAAGGAATTACCTTGTAGGGAGACGCAGAGCGAACAATGTAGGGCGTGGCTCAGGACGTTTCTGGGGCACAGGTAGAGTTTGGTGAGCCAAACAAATAGCCGTATCTCGCGGCAGAAAAGGTGGAATCATGGCGGCAGCAGCGACGGTAACAAAAAAGAAATACGACGGTAAACAGTTGTGGGTTTATGGCACAGTAGCTCTTTCAGGAAGCTATACGCAGGGCGGAGATACGCTGAGCCTCGCGGGGATTGGCATTCAATCTTCTTTGGTTCCGTTTGCCATGCAGTTTGAAAGTCAGGCAGGAACGGCGGCTCAAGCTATCAACCAATATACATGGGTTCCAGGAACTACACAGGCTAACGGTAAAATCCGTTGCTTCATTGGCGCAGTTGCCGAGCTTGCTGCTGGCGCTTACCCGGCAGCGGCTACAGGCGACACTATCAGTTTCATGGCACAGTTTGATTTGAGGTAAGTTTGGGCCTAGACGGACACAATCCGCAAAGCATCAGGAATTTTGGCGGGCTGTACACTTTAACAGACCCAACGAATTTGCCTGTTTGGGCTTCGCCTAATTGCCAGGATGTAGAATTCTATCCGGGGCTTGTGAAAACTCGCCCCGGACTTACTTCTGTCTTTGGTACATTTGGGCCGAACGCTCAATGCAACTACACCAAAACATACATTGATTCGCAGGAGTTCATTCGTACGCTGATTTTCTATTCAGGCGGTGGCCTATCTGGTGGGGCGACTCTCAGGAAGGAAGACGTAGCGACGGGCACGCTTTCTAATATCGCCACAAACCTTCTTTCTTCCTATTGCAACTCCACTTCTCTTTTTTCAAGAGAGTACATGGCATTCAGCGACGGGAAATTTGGCGTAGACCTTCCTCGCCAATTCGATGATTCAACCGGAACAAACATATTCGACAGAGTAAGCCAGGTTGGGCCGGGAGCGCCTCCTTCGGCAACCGAAGAAAATATCAGTGCGCCTATCGCTGCGTCGCCTACTGGACTCGTTCCGCTCAATCAGGCAATCGTTGCGTCTCCAAACGGACTGTCTGAAAGCGGAAACGTTGTTACCGTAACACTGACCGCAGACTTCCTGATTCAAGCTACAAAGCAAATAGTTTTTTCGGGAGACACTGTAAAAATCACAGGAGCCGGAGTCGGGGGCTACAACGGAACATGGGTAGTAGCTTCTGTTATCAATGCCCGTCAATTTACGTTTATCAATACCACGACGGGACTAGCTAATTCAGGCAATGGAACCCTTCAGACTTCGCTTGTAGTGATTACCTCTACCGCTACCCTGCCAGCCCAATTCGCCCAATCGGGTGTAGGAACTTCGGTTGCGATTACAGGCGCAACCAGCGGAACGTATAACACAACTTACACGATTCGATTTGTGCAGGCAGCTTCCACGGGATTTACGGCATTGGGGCCTCAGGCCATTCTAGGAATGGCGGCATCTGGTGGCGGCACGGTGGCTCTTAGTGGAAATATCATTGCTGGAAAACATGGCGTAACAGTGATGTTCGTAAACCGCGAAGGCTACATTACGGAACCAGCGCCTCCGGTTTATTACACGGCATCAGGGAGCAAGAGAGTCATTCTTGCAAACATCCCTATCGGCCCTCCGAATATCGTTGCACGCATCGTTGCGTTTACACCTATCAGTTCCACCAGCTTTTTCTACGACACGGGAACGAATCAAACCATTCCCAACAGCGAAATGGTCATCAACGATAACACAACTACCACGGCAGTATTCGACTTCACGGATGACTTGCTCGAAGCAGGCACAAACGTAGATGACTTGTTTGACCTGGTAGAACTGGCACCAGCGGCAGGCGTGACTTCTTATTCTTCCAGACTCTTCTGGTGGGGCGAACGCAACAAAGTTCAGAACTTTCTTAATCTTACCTTTGACGGCGGGTTTACCCAATCAGGAACGATTTACCCTTTGGGTTGGATTCCTGATTCCACGAATTATGCAGGGGGTGGGCTGGCTTCCGCTGCTGTTTCAGGACAAGCATATTCGATTACAGGAGATGGTGCCACGGCAATCAGAGGACTCATGGCCCAATCAGCCTATCAGGATGCGTTTGGCGACCCGATTATTGCGGTGAACACAGCCTATTCGGTTCGTGTCCGTGTCATGGATGGAGGCGGCGGAATTATCACCCCACTTCCCAATCTGCAAATCGAATTGAATAGCGTGAGCACGGGTCTAAATTCCAAATTCACGCTTAATCTCGCCGGAGCTACACTGTCCAATTCTCACTTCGCAGAATACACAGGTTCTCTTATCGCGGCGCAGAGTTCTATTCCCAGCGATTTGCAGCTAAGAATCTATATTGACAACACTCTTGGGAATGGCGAACAGATTTTTATAGATAACATCGAGATTTACCCGACAAACCAGCCCTATTTGGCGACTCAGGTCAGAGCTTCAAAGGTGGAAGACCCTGAGAGTTATTCCGGCATAGATGGGTTTTTGCTTCCTGCTCCTGAGAATGGGCAACGAGTGACGAACTGTTTTGTCATCCGAAACATTCTCTACATAGTGAAAGAGCGAAGTCTCTATGCTACGCAGGATGACGGTGTTTCTGAGCCTGCGAACTGGTCGATTCAGGAGATTTCTTCCAAAGTAGGGACATTCTCGGTTAAAGGTGTTGGATTGGGCGATGAATGGGCCGTTATCGCTGCGGAGTCTGGACTCTGGTACTTCACTGGCGGATTAATCGCGGAAGACAACAAACTCTCCAAAGAGATTCAGCCTACTTGGGACTCGATTAACTGGACGTATGGGCATCTCATTTCGGTAGCAGTAGACACGCAAAGGAAAAGAATTTATGTTTCCGTGCCTTACGGCTCATCCACTGTCCCGAATAAGGTTCTAACGCTCGATTACACGGAAGGTTTCGGAGAATTGCAGGAAGGAATCGGCAGAAAATGGTGTCCGTGGTCGATTTCGGCTGCTTCTGTTGCTCTGATTCAGAGAAATGACCTGACGCTTAAGGTTTTCTTCGGAAACAGCAATAACAATGGCCGTGTCTTCCAGCTAGATACGACTGGTTCGGTTTACAACGACGTTTTGACGGGCATCGACTCGTTCTGGCAATCAGGATTTTTTCAAGCGCCAGTCAGGCAGAATTTCGGGTATTTAAGCGGAAATATAGTAGGCTCTGGAAGTATGTCGCTTAGTTTATACAGGGGCGACATGACGAACGTAACGGCAATTCGAGGGTGGTTGATGAATCTTCTGGGCTATACCAACATGGAGAGAACGATTCAGAAGCAAGGTTTCAGAATGAGCGTGAAGTTTGAATGCACGGCGTTGGCTATTCCCAGTCAGCAGTATTTCAGCATGCAAGGCGTGGATATTTGGACAGCTCCGGCAGTTTGGGCACCCGTGAGAGGTGTAAATGCCTAATCCAATCATTAAACGGCTGCAACTGAACAACATTCCCATTCTCAAAGCTCAATATCCGGGCGTGCATGAGGATTTGCAGAAGACGCAGACCAGAATCAATCAGCTTACAACTGTACTGGAAGCGGTAGCGGCGGCAACAAACATAGACATTAAGAAGCTCTTGGGGAGCACGGAATGAGCTATCTAGGGCCTACTTTTGGAAATTTAGGCAATCGGACTGGCGTTCAACAGGGAATTACTTCCCAGTCGCAGAATCTCGGCAGGCAGGCAGGCCAAGCAGCAGGGCAGCGCTCTTCTGAGTATGGCGCTCTGATGCCAGGATTCAGTAGCCTTCTGAATTCCGGTTATTCCGATGCGGAAAAGTCAGCTATCAACCAGAGCACTCTTGGAGCAATCAATGCGAACTACGGAGCGGCCAACGATGCTGCTGCTAGAAGAATGGCCAGAACGAATAACTCAGCGGGATTCGGCTCTTTCCTGAAAAGTTCTTCGATGAACCGCTGGAAAGATTTGGCGAGCCAGAATTTGCAGAATCAGAAAGATTTTGCCGACGAGTCTTTACGCAGAAAGATGCTAGGGTTGCAGGGCATTGCAGGACTCTACGGTATTGATACCAGTTTCCTGAATAGTTTGAATGCAGACCAGAATCAGCTTGTTTCTAATGCAACGAATCTTTACGGAATCACCAAAGGACACCCAGGATTCCTGGACAGCCTTTCTCAGTCTCTTGGTTCTGGGCTTGGTCAGGCTATTGCTGGACTTATTTAGGAGAAACGGATGTTTCAATCTTTCTTGAATATAAAACGGCCAGGAATGGGAATGCCCGATGAACACGGGATAGACATGGGCCAGACCGACTATGGTGACGGCAGCATGGGTAGCCTTTTGGATGCAGGCCAACCTTCAGCCCCCAATGCGAAACAGATGTTTCTCGGTGGCATAAAGAACAATCAAGGTAAGGCAGGAAGCTTGCTTCTGAAAGGATTGTCCGGATTTGCTGGTTCTGGTGGGTTTATGGGTGGTTTGGGCAACGTGGCATCATTTCTGATTTGAGGACTGTATGGCTCTATTGAGGAAATACAACCCGGATGCTTTTGCAGGAGCGGCTAATTCTTGGTCGCAAATGCCGATTTCACCAGACTATGAACCGGACAACTCTCCCGTGGCTCCCGATATTACGCCGACAAATGCCCGCAGTTCCGTTTCTGCGCTCACTCCTTCTATTTCGGCATCACAACCCGACGTAGTGAGAGATATTTACCAGCCGCAGCTAAGAGACATAAGTTCACGTCTGCAAGATGCTTATACGCCGCCAGATGTAGGAACAGGCGGCAAGATTCGGCAAATCTTTGGTGCCCTTGTCTCGCAGCGAAATCCTCAGCTTGGAGCCATTATCAGCGGAGACTTCGGGCGTATGAGGCAAATCAACGCACTTCAGAACCAGTACAAGCTGATTGAAGATGCAATCGCTCAGAATCGCGCAACGAACATGAATCAGTTTGATATTGCACAGAGGATTGCGAATCTAAACAAAACTCAGGCCGAAACAGAACGTATTCCAGTCCAGCAAAAACTTGAACAAGCACAGGCCGAAGCCGCTAATTACAAGGAAGACCCGAATCTAGGTTTGATTGACCTTAGAACCAAACAGCCCGTGAATGACACAGCATTAGCTCCTCTTTCGCAAGCCGAAGCCGATGTTCTTGGAAAGAACGCTGGCGATAGAGTTCCCCTAAAACTAAAGAACACAGCAAATGAAATAGCTATGCGTGGTCACACAACGTTGAACACAGAAGAGGGAGTTTTTGACTACAACAGGCAGTCTGGAGAAAAAACACGCCTCGGCTCTAACCCGAAGATGATGTTTGCTCCAGAGAATCGCATTGTAGCTGCTGGAATGGACCCTGATAATCCTGGTGCATTGACTTATGTTCATGCGGGAGATGCATTGAAACAAGGCGCAGCGGCTCCTGGTTCTGCATCCGTCCAAGCCGCTAAGGGAGTTTTGAAGTCTGCGACTAGCGGAAAAATTGGTGAAGAGGTCAATGCATTCAATACAGCGATTGCTCATGCCGACTTGCTTAATGATGCAGCTAAAGCTCTCAACAATGGGAACGTTCAGGCTCTTAACGGTCTTAAAAACCAATTCTCTAATGCTTTTGGTTCTTCTGGGCCTGTAACGGCGCAAGCTATTGCCGATGCCTACACGCGAGAAGTGACCAAGATGCTCTCTTCTGGGCATTTGACCGATGCGGAAATCAGCACGATTGGAAAGACACTTAATCCCAATAAGCAGAATTTGGCGCAGGTTCAGGGAGTGTTGAATGCTTACAAGGCGCTATCGCAAAGCAAACTCAAGATGCGACAGCAGCAAGTTGAGCAAGGGTTACAAGGGAAAGTTAATTTCCCTGAGAATCAAACTCCAGTTTCTAGCATCCCAACTTTTTCTGAGTTCCAGAAAGGAAGAACGCAATAGCAGACGGGCCACAATACGACTACCGAACTGACCCGCAGTTCGTTAAGGCCAATCCATTAGACATGGATGCCTACTTGAAGCAGGTTGACCCTGACTATGCTAAAGCCTCATCCAAAGATAGAGCTGCTTACATCAGCCATATCAAAGGGCTAGATGTTCGCACTCAGTTTGAAAAAGAGAATGACCCATCTGATGCTGATTTTATAAACAAACAGGAAGCGGGCTATCAAAAAGCTTACAGAAACGAACAAGACAAAAATAAGATTGTTCTAAGCGATGCTGACGTTGCCACTCTTGGTTTGGGTGGAATTGGAATTGGCCGCACTATCGCCAAACAAGGATTAAAAGCATCCATCGCCCCAATCACTAAAGGGATTGTAGGAGCCGCAGCAGGAAGCGCCGCAGGTTCCTATGGAGGCAGAGAACTGGGAAAGATTGTAGGACAGCCAGAGGTGGGCGCTCAAATTGGCGCAACGCTCGGAGGATTGGCCGGGGGATTCTATGGCGGATTTGAGAAAACTCCCGCATTGGGCACTCCCGAAAATCCAGGGTACATGAGCAAACTACCTACTAGATTACCACCTTCTATGCGTGGTGACCCGTTCGCACCTAAACCGACAGTAGCTGCTCCCGTATGGGAAGCTCCGTCGCACACAGATGTTTACGGCAGCCCAGAATTTCCGGGGCCATTTAGCCCTGTACCCAATAAGGTTCCTGCACAATTCCGAGGCGACCCGTTCGCACCACCCGCAAGTTCTGGCGGTGTAGCCCGTTCTGGGCCGGACCCATTTACGCCTTACGAGCGAAACGTGACTGCAGGGCAAGAGCCTTTAATTGTAACTCCTAGCGAAGCGGCAAGTCTCAATCGATTGCAATCTATCGCTGAACAAAGAGCAAGGGAACGCGGAATGCAGTACGCAGGAGGCGTTAGAACGGCTGGCAAAAACAAGGTAGTTAATCGCCTATTCCCGCCAAGGACGGACCAATGAAGAAACGTTTATTTCTGTTGCTTGCCCTGATTTTTCCAGCTCTTGCCTACGGGCAGAACAGTAATTATCAGCAGATTTTGCTTGGCTCTACAGGCCGTCCTGTAGCCGGAGCGCAAGTTACTATTTGTTCTGCCGGAGCGACGGGGATTCCATGCTCTCCTACGGTAAATATCTATAACGCCGATGGGAGCGCGGCCTCCAATCCGATTATCAGCGACAGTCTGGGGAATTGGGGATTCTGGGCGCCTCCGGGAAATTACACCTATACCGTAACAGGGCTGAATGTTACCTCTCATGGCCCATTTACGATTTCCCTGCCTTGTATCGTAGGCGCTTCCTGCGCCTCGGCTGGCGGATTGCCGAATAGTTCTGTAGCTTTTTCCGCCACTCCTTCCTTTGCAGCTTCATCCAATGCCAGCTATTCCATGACGCTGACAGGAAATATCACGGCAATTACGATTACAGGCACGCCCATCAATGGAAACCTTTTGCGCTTTCAGTTCACGCAGGATGCCACTGGCGGCAGAACGGTTACATGGCCGGGCAATTTCTCCATTCCTACAAGTTTTGCTTTCAAATCCGTTCCCAATTCAACCAACCGCGTTACTTTTGTCTATGACGGAACGAACTGGCAGATGCTTGAAGACATACCGGACGGAGCACTTGACTATTCCACGGTGGCTTTTTCTTCTACGCCGACATTCTCCAATGCGCGTTCGGCTGCATTTGATTTCACGCTATCCGGGAATGTAACAAGCTCCACCTTCTCCACAACGGGGCGAGCGGGAACAATTTTCAACCTCAATGCGTGCGAAAACGGAACCGGAGGGTTTACGTTTGCCTTCCCCGGCAATGTCACTAACCCTCCGGGATTCTCTTTTGATACTGCGGCAGGCCACTGCAACTATCTAACCTATCGCTATAGCGGTTCGGCATGGACTCCTATTTCCACTGGCGGTTCTGGTGGCGGGGGTGGTACGCCTTGCACGACAACTACAGGTGCCTTGCAAAGGGAACTTGCCGGAGCTTTTGGATGTTCCAATGTTTCTGAATCTGGGACTACCTTGCGCGTGAATGATGATATTCAGGCAAAAGGGCCGAATCCTTATTTCGACATTACAAATTATGGCGGGTATGTTCAGAACAATAGCTCTATTCAAAATACGACAGCCAATACCACCGTTTCTTCTACGACCGTTACTCTAGCTTCAGCGATAGATTTTGCCAATGGACAGGGCATCGTGATTAACGGCGCAGGGTCGTTGCCGACGATTCCAAACTCTCCGACAGTTGGTACCGTTACGCCTCTTTATGTGACAGGTGGCTCAACTACCCGTTCTTATAAATGGGTTGGAGAGGATTATTCAGGCGGACTCAAAGCCGCTGGAACAGCAGGAACGTCTGCCGCTACCGCAGCCACTCTCGGAATCAATACAATCTCTATTACTGGGGTAGTTCGTTCTGGTGGACTGGATACTTTCACTTGCGCCACAAACTGCAATGTGGCCATAGGCTCTCCTATTCAGATTAGTGGCTTCTCTGGAGGTTCAAATTCAACGGTCAATGGCTCGATGACGGTCAATACAATTCCGACTTCCACGACCTTTACCGTTTATGCACAAGGACTTGCAGACTACACAGAATCAGCTTCCGCAACCATGCAAGTAAGGGCTTGCAATGCTCTTTTTCCTTCAGGAACACTCACTCAGGAAGCAACGGTTCTTCGTTATTGGGTTTATCGGCAAGACAATGGAGCTGGAAATTATAATCTGGTTGGCGTCGTTCCGGGTCAAGACCCTTTCTATATTGATTGCGGGCAGGGAGTATCAGGTCAGCCGTCTTATGTGCCTTCCACGGCTCCCGCTGCCGATATACCGGGCTATCTGGCGACAACCATCGTTTCCGGTGGTGGTACGACTTCTCTCGTGGTAGCGAATGCAGCAGGAACTTCTGTTTCCGGACAAACCGCACAGCATGATAACTCACAAGTGCTTCGCAATCTTTTGGGAACGGTTTACTCGGCGCATGGCGGAATAATTCGCTTCCCGGTGCTTCCATCCAATAGCACTCTTTCCTTTCCCTTTAATGCGACTACAAACTTGCAATCAGTTAGTAATTCTACTTCGGCTTCAGTGCGAATCGAAGTAAGCGCAATCACGCTAAATCAACCAATAGCGATTTCTCCCAATTCGGAATGGACCGGTATCCCACAGGTAGGCTATGCCTCATTTGGATATTCCACTTACGGAAGCATCGGTGGAGCTGCATCGCCCATGTTCATCTTTAACACAGCGATGAATAGTTGGGCAAAAGTCAGCAAAATTAAATTCGCTGGTTCTTCTACGGGACATACTTCCATCATTTCCGATGAGAAAATTGGTGGCGGCGGAAACGTTGGTCTTATTTTTGAAGATGTAGTGTTTTCAGGGAATAACGCCCCTACGGCAATTATCAAGGGCGGTTTCGATTTCTGGTTCATTCGAGGGCAGGGGTCTGTAAGCGGGTCAGAGAATGCTACATGGTATGCAAGCCCTATCATCAGGCTGACAAACGTTTCGAGCTATGTTACTACTTCCGGCTCTCAGCTTCCCGGTAGAATCACGATTGACCACATGAATCTAGCCGGAGGAACAGGCATCCAGTTTGATAATCTTCCAGCTTCCAATGAGGCTGCGACCATCACAAATGGCGGTCTCAACCTGATTGAGTATTCGGCTTTGCATGAATTATCTGCTGGGCCGCATATCAGGGTAAATACGACTAGCTCCGCTTATGGAATCTTCCTGATTGACCCGAACTTTGCCGACCAGACAAACGGTTTGCATCAGCCGATAGTTGAATTGACTGGCACGACTCTTTTCAATCATATTGTAGTGTCAGGCGCGGTAGCGGGCGGAGGTAATCCAACTATCCTAGGGGGTGGTTCGCAGCTTGGAGCTATATGCCTAAACAACGTATTCACGCAGGGATGCGGGCCTTCTCCCAATACGAATATCCAAGGCTCTACGTCTCTTGTAGATGCCGGAGTCTTTCAACTCATAAATGGCGCTTCTATGGGCGCTCAATTGCCTAATCCAACAGGAACTTGTACTGCAGTTGTGAGTGCTGGAGGTTCCGTACCGGTAGGCACTCATACCTACGCAATCGCATGGGCAGACAGGAATCCCGTAGTTTATGGAAACGGAACTGTTCCTTATGCCGGAATAACGCTATTCACGGCCACTTGTTCCGCTACAACTTCTGGAGGCAATCAGACTGTCACGATTACAAGGCCTTCCATCCCTGCAACGGCTTACGGATGGGTGGTAGCAAGGGATGGAGCGGTAGCGGCTGATGGTGGGGGCGGAGCTTTTACCGTTCCTATCCCTGCCGCGACTTCCACCTTTGCAGATACGCATAGCTTCACCAGCGGTCAATCGCTTCCGGGAGTCAATACGGCATTTATTTCCAAGGTGGATTCCACCGGAGTAATCGGGCCTTTACTGAAAGGCGGAGGACTCGGCGGAAACTCTACGAGCAAAACTGGGAACTACACGCTCCTAGGAACGGATTTCCTCATTTATGCTGACCCCACTGGCGGAGCATTTACGATTACGCTGCCTCATGCGATTGCTTCACAGGTATGGTCAGTCATCAATCCCAGTTCCAGTGCGAACGTGCTTACCGTGCAGCCTGATTCCGGGCTGATTGACGGCTCGGCAAGTACTACGGTTCCAGCCAATGCAGCGAAATTCTTTTCCTGCGATGGAACGAACTGCAGAACCTTGGCGACTACAGGTGGGGGCGGTGGAGGGACTGGCACCATCAACAATGCCTCCCAGTATTCGCTTGCCTACTACTCTGCGGCAGGAACAACCAATACGGTCAGCGGAATACCTTCTCCTACAACGAATGGCATCTATTCGATGGTTTACAACGTATCCGGTGGCGTAGCTGTTGCACCTTCTACTGCGCTTTCCGGCGTGCCTAAAAACGTACAGACGGGCAATTACACGCTTCTCTATTCAGACAGAGCGGGAGATTTGCTCTTCAATTCCTGCACGACGCCGACACTTACCCTTCCGGCTATCTCAGGGAACCTTGCCTCCAACATGCCGTTCAAGGTGACAAATAACTGCTCCGGGAACCTGACAATTACCGCGACCAGCCCGAATACGATTGACGGCGGAGCGGCAGGAGGGTCAATTACCCTTTTCCCTGGTTGGGCGGCGTTTATAACGCAAGACAATGCACCTAACTGGTTCTCTCTGAAGTTCCCGACAATCAGCGGCGTACCAACTTCCTGCACGGCAATTACAGGAAATGCTTCTACGGGTATTCAATGTGCCGTTCTTCCTGTGGTCTCTGGCGTCAATTCGCAGACAGTGACTTATACCGCCGTAGCCGGAGACAACGGCAAGATTGTTTCCATGAACGGTTCATCAATTACGCTGAACCTTCCCGCTTCGCCTCCTGCTTCCCCGTGGGGCATATTTGTGGAGAATTTGAATGCTTCTACGCTGACCGTAAACAGGAACGGTCTCAACATTGACGGCGTGGCTTCCAATATCACGCTCGCTCAGAATACGGGATTATGGGTGACTACGGACGGCTCGAACTATTTCACTTCTAGAGGCGTAGGTTCAGGCTCCGGTGGACTAGGGGACCCTGGAGGTAACGGCATCGTTGTCCGTACTGCGCTCAATACCACTACGAACCGTTCAATCGCTACGGCAGATTCGACGCATATCACGGTGACGAATGCTGACGGCACGGCAGGCAATCCTACGCTGGACATTGGGACAAACGTAGTCACGCCGTCCAGCACAAACACGCTTACGAACAAAACTCTGGACGCCGAAGGGACAGGCAACGTAATTACTGTTCCTTTCAAGATTTATCAGCAGGTAGCGGCTTGCAACAACGCGACGGCTGGCGTCAATCTTGACCTGCCTACCGCAAACGCGCCAACGGCAAACTGCCTGACAGGAACGAACACGCAACAGGGGACTCTCGATTTTGGAGATTCAGCCAACACAACGGCGCAATGGGAATACAGGCTGCCTTCGGACTGGTCTGGCAATCTTGACATTACGATTGATTGGCTGGTGACGGCTTCTGGCGGCTCTAACGCCGTGAAGTGGACAGTAGCGACGGCTTGTTCGGCTCCTGCTGCTACTTATGACACAGCTTTTAATACGGCACAGACAATTACCACAAACGTTGGCGCGAATAACAGCATCACCGAATCTACGCAAACCGCTCTAACAACAACAGGATGTTCGGCTGGTAACATCCTTCACCTAAAAATAGGCCGCGATACTACGGATACCTTCACTGGAACGGCTCGCCTTTATGGCTTTGAACTAACCCTACGGAGGGCGATGTAATGCTCTCTATCATCCTAGCCTTAGCCTTAATCTTGGCCCCTTCGCAAGAGGTAGGACGCCGCCGCACGCTTTATCCATCTGGGGGTGGAGGAAGTATAGCTTTCGATGCGGTCTGTTCTGGTTGCTCGTCCAGTGCCGTCCAGACATCAGCCGCTTCTACTACCATAAGCTGGACACATGTTGTAGGTGGAGGGTCTCATCCTGTTCTGCTTGTGATGCTCTATAAAAATTCAGGAACATGGACTTGTACTTACAATTCCGTTTCCATGACTCAACTTGGTATTCAAGCAGACGGCGCTGGGGCAGAACAGACAGCCTTATTCATCCTAGTAGGCCCAACTACAGGTTCCCATACCGTCTCCTGCACTTCTAGCGTGAACAACGACTTAGAGGGTGGTTCTATCAGCTTTACGGGAGTCAACCAAACAGGGACGGCAGGAACCTCATGGCGCTCGTCCCCACCTTGCGTGAATGACGGTGGAAGCGGGACTTCTAGTATCTCCAATACAGTAAGCAACGCTGCAAACGGAGATATGGTTGTAGATACGGCAGTCGTATTTAATAACCCTAGCACAACAACGATGACCAAAGGGGCTTCGCAGACTCTTGGTTTCTATCAGCATAATGCTTTAGGGAACACGCAGGAGACAGGGGCCAGCTACTTAAGCGCAACAGGGTCAACCACAATGACCTGGAGCATCACTGCGTCAAGTTTTTGGGCCAGTTGTGCGGTAGCTCTAATCCCAGGATGAAACCAATGAGAAAATTTCTATTTGCAGCTTTGCTGATTTTACTTGGGGCCTTGAATGCGAATGCGGCTTGCACCGGAAGCGGTACCTCTTGGAGTTGTCCTTCGGGAGCGACAACAACTGACATTCAGAACGCTCTGAATAGCGCCACGGATGGCGCAACGCTATCCTTTGCGGCTGGCACCTACTCCTGGTCATCCAGGATGAATTTCAGCGTATCGAAGGGCGCAACGCTCATCTGCCCGACGCCGAATTGCAACGTGACCATCTCCGGCCAGATTTTCGGCTTTTCAGACCTTACGAACGGCGTCACGACAAACAAACTTTATCGAATTTCAGGCTTCAATTTCACGGGAAACAACGCTGGGGGCCAGGCTTCTATCTGGTGGGAGCTGAACGGAGCGACGGGCAGAGGCACGGTCAGCGCAACGCGAATTGACCACAATACTTTCACCATCAATTCTTCTAGTGGGGAAATGACGATTATGTTTTGCGGTGACACGTCTAGCAACCTCTACTGCTACGGCGTAATAGACCACAATACAATCATTTCTAATGGTCCTTTTCCTACCGCTCTCTACTTCCCAATCGGCCAGTACGATTCTTCCCCGCCGCTCGCCAATTTCCAAGGAACGGCTAACAACATGTTCCTTGAGGATAACACCCTAATCACGACGACGAACACGGACATTTCCGGCCCTTGCATGACGGATGCTTGGGGCTGGGCCCCGCTTGTCATCCGGCACAACTCGATTACGAACTGCTTGGAAGTGGTTCACGATTTGACGCACGCTGGCGGACCTTCCAACGTCGAGGTCTACAACAACCAGTTTCTCTTCACCACGGCGATGAACGGCAGCGGCGCGGAAGATGGCTATCGGATGTTTCACCATCAAGGCGCACAGGTGGAGATTTTTTTCTTCAACACGTTCAAGCCATTAACCGAGCCTCACAACGCGGATACCATTTCAGCTTTGGCGAACTATGTGGACGGCGCCTGTAGTAGCTATCCCTGCCTTGGAAATGGTTCTCACGGGCCGCAGCCCGGACGTGACAGTGCCGGCGTCTTAAGACCGATTTACGTATGGGGAAACACTGACGTAAACAATAATACTTTGGTGCTTGGCGGAAATGAATCCGCTGGTACTTATGTCAAAGAGAACCGCGATCTATACAACGACCAGAGCGGGACGGCCCAGACTTCGCCTACATCGCCTTTCAACGGGACGGTTGGAGTGGGATGGGGCACGCTTGCCAATCGGCCAACGACTTGCACACACTCAAACCCGACGAACCCAACCTTAAGCCCTGCCGATGATGGGCACGGCGGCGTTGGGTATGCGGCAGGGACAACGATTGGCACTATAGGTCCTTCATCAGGAGCGGGAGTAGCTGGAGATTATGTCCTCTATGGATGCTCAGCTACTAATACTTGGACCTTATACTATACGCCCTACACCTATCCGCACCCACTAACTACAGGCGGTGGCGGAACTCCTGCTGTTTCACTGAATCCTTCTGCTCTTTCTTTTGGCAATCAGGCGCAAAACACCCCCAGTAATGCTTTGACTGTTACGCTCACTAATACTGGAACGGCAACGCTGACGATTACCTCGATTGCTCTTATTACAGGAACGAATTACACGATTTCCGCCAATACTTGCGGGGCTTCGCTTGGAGCAAGCAGCTCTTGCAATGTTTCGATTGTTTTCACGCCGACTGCGCTGACAACTTTCACGGATACGTTGCGCATTACAACTAATGCGGCTTCCAGTCCAGATAATCTTTTGATTTCAGGTAACGGTGTAATTCCCACGGCCCCAGCAAGACAGATGTCAGGACTTCTAAACGCTATAGGAAATGTGAGGACACGATGAAAGCAGGAAAGTTTTTAATCGCAATATGGTTTCTGGCTACAGTAGGACTAATGTGGTGGGGTCATGCTTCCGTTCATGCCCAAACCGCAACAGCGCCTTTTACGATTCAGGCAGCAGGGCCAAGCTCGAATTGCCCCGCTCCTGCAACTGGAATCACGCTTATTTGTTTCACGACGGACAAAGGCATGATTCAGAGCATAAACGGGGCGGCATATGTCGCGCCAACTTCCGCTGGCGTCACGAGCTTTAACGGGCAGACTGGAGCCATTACTTATACCCCTCCCGCAGCCCCTGTTACGAGTGTCAATGGCAAGACAGGGGCGGTCACTCTTTCGTTGCAGTGAAAGCTAAGTTGCATTATAAATAACCGGACGGAGGGCGGATGAACGGACTAAGCGGGTTTGCCTCACAGCATCCTTTCGCGTTGCTCATCGGCTTCTGGGTGTTCTCGAACCTTGTCTCGACAATGCCGTCACCCAAGTCAGGCGGGTGGACAGACGGCTTGGGCTATGCATGGCTCTTTAATGCCCTGCATGGTCTAAGCGGCACGATTGGCCGCGTTCTCGCCCAATACCCCGCAACACAAAAACTGACAGGTCAGCAGGTAATAGCGCCTCAGGCAGAGGAGCCGCCTAAGCCTTGACCCATGTCAGACAATCTCACTCAAATCGGCATTGGCGGAATCTTTGCCTTGATGGTGATACGCGAAGTATTGGGATTCTTAAAAAAAAAGAACCCTGCTTCTGGTGACAACGGTCACAGCGGAACGATGCCTGTCAGCTTTTGGCGAGAGCAGTTCCGGCAAATCATCTCGGAAGTTATCAACAATGAATTCAAGACAAGAGATGAGACAATTCGCCGCATCATCAGAGAGGAAATAGGAAGGCAGTGAATCCCATCTTCCTGCAAATCGCGCTCATCATCACAGGGCAGCTTGTAGGTGCCATCATTACGATTTATTTGGTGCGCTGGCGCAAGCGGGAAGAAGAGCCAGAAAAGCTCTCAGAGAGAATCGAAGAACTTGCTAAACAGGTAGTGACTTTACGCGGCCAGATAAAGTACATTGAAGGCAGACTTAACGGTAAATTCTGGAAGAATGAAGCATAAGAAAGGCAGGGTAGCTATATCGGAGGAAGTCCACCACCAAGAGGCAGCGTAGTAGGGATTTTCACGGTTGCTCGTCAACGCATTGAATCCGATGGCGATGTAATTATCACGGCTCACAGCGAACAT